CTTTAACAGTAATTTATTAACAGTCTCCAAGGTAGAGAATGTATCAAAAAGATCTGCGTAAACATTTTGTTTACTTACCACACTTACGTTAGCTGATAGATTAGCTGTTGCGGACAATACCCTATTAACAAACAAATTAGTACCGGCCTGGTGAACTAATTTTTTAACAATATTATAGAATGTACTAATATCTAATTCAGAAGAGATTTGATACGCAAAAGGTTGATACAACTTACTATCTTGAATCCGTACATCTGGTTCAGATACAAAGCCTTGTGTTGATACATATTCCCCAGGATATCTTGCTACAGCACCTAATGTAAAGTTAAAGCTAGCATCATTAGGGTTCTCAACCCCTGCTGTAGTAACAGAGGTCAGTATTTGAGAGGATGAAGTACTTGAAACTAAAGTAGTACCTGTATAGTCAAACGGGGTAACATAGTCTTCTAAGAAGTATCTATCGCTATCGGTTATGGAATGTAATCTTGTCGCGTCAAAGGTTTCCGAAAAACCTCCACCCCTGGTTTGAAAATACTTAACTCTTTTAGTAACACCTAAATCGTTAGATAATATAATACTGAGATCTTCGGTAAAATTATAACCATAATTTAAAAATCTTAATAGTTGAATAGAACCAGTAGAACTAACTCTTGCAATTCTAACTAATGTATCTACACCACTGCCAACCGTTACGTTAAAGATTTGACCGACCCTAAAGCCAGATCCCCCTGATACAATTTCTACATTTGTTGTAGTAGGTTTAATAGTACCAATAAACAAAGTTCCAGAAGTACCCGTTACAGTGACTTCTTCATTAACTTCAAACGGTACGGGAAAAGCACTGTGATAGAATATCTCGTATAAATTATCACTAAGACTTTTAACTCTAACAATTTCTGCAGTATAATTAATATTGTTTTTATTAAATGTCAAAAACCTATCTTTTATATCTGCAGCGCTTCCAAAGGTAAGAAGAACCCGGATTGAAGTTCTAAGACTCCATTGGCCATCAGATGGTCTTAATACGAATTCATAAGGGTGGTTAGTTTGAGCAACAGTATCATATAAAACTTTAAACAGTGTCTCTATAGATAAGGTACTACCTTTTGCAGTATACAGCCCTTTAATTTTTTTAATTAAAAGAGGCTTATCAACCAATAGGCTTACAGGTAGGTCTTTAGCGTAGTTTGTTAAAAAATAATTAACAAACGAGTCTGTAGTTTGATCTATATCACTGTAATGTCTTGCATTTTGAACAAGCTCTAAAGCACCCTGATCTTGCTCCAGAAACTTATAGTAATATTCTAAAAACGCAACAAAGGTTGTATAGTCAGACCTAATAAACTCAGGCAGCTGACTATTTACAAGCTCTGATACCTTTTCTTTAATTCTTGTAGTTGCCATGTTATACTGACGTTGTCACATTAATTGTAGTACCTGCTAGCAAGCCACCGATCTTATTAATAGTAGTATCATCTTGTACTAATATTTCGCTTCTTGAAACAGCTAAATTGTAACTAGCTTCTTGAACGGTACCCGTGATTCTGATATCCGTTACACCGGTTGGTGTGCCGGTAGGAGTAATACCTGATATACTAACTACACCAGTACCGTAATTAACAGTACCAACGTTAGCTGCAACTATAGAACTGTTAACTACATTAACTAATCTCAATACCCCGGAACCAGAATCATTTGGAGGGGTGTCATTAGGTAGGTCTGTTATTTTAACTAGTGTAGAAACCCCACCTACAGATATAAAGAAATAACTAGAAAAAATAGTACCTGGTTTTAAAGGGTTTCTATATTTAATAGATGTATCCCCTGTAAATATATTAGTAGTATTTAATGTAGGTATAATTCGTCTTTGTAATTTAAGGCTAATCAACGCACTGGTAATTGAGGAGTTCTTAGCTAAAATTGCACTTGTTAATGCAGAGTAAATAAACTCTCTATTAAATTTTTGAAGATTTGTAGAAAAATAATCTGTTATTGCAGTATTAACCTGAGTCTTTATTTGATCAGATGATAATGTGGTAATAGAAGAATTATAAACAATATCAGCAGTAATGTTAACAAAGAAGAAAGTAGGATCTACAAATTCAGGAATTATAGTAATACCTTGTTTAGTTTTTAAAATGTTGTTTTTAATAGAATTCTTTGTAGCATCAGATATAGTAAAACCAGAATACGGCTTTAAAGAAATTAATACTTTACCGTAATAAGGAGGATCATTGTCCTCACCTCCCCATACAGATACTGATTCTGCACCTGCGTAATTGGCAAGTATTAGAGCTTCATAATCCGTAGCAGTTACTGCTCTATTCTTAGATGCATTAACTCTAGGTGCATTAAACTTAATAGAGGTAATACTTTCCGTATTTGCACCCCCTGTGGAGTTACTGTTAACGGTAATAGCAATTGAGCTTGAACCACCAATGGTAGTACCAGCTGTAAAGGATTGAGATACTGTACTGGATACATTAACTGCTGAACCTGTTGCAACCAGGTATTGAATAGTAATAATATTGCCTGCTGCTAAACTCTTTCCAATTATACCATCACCAAAATAAATTTGATATTTACCTTGAGGGTTTTGTTCGAGGTAATAGACCGCAGATGTACTTCCTATACCGGTAATATCTGTCGATAGGGTATAGGTGTTTGTAGTTGTATCGGATGAAGATGTTTGGACGCTGACTTTAATAGTGGTAGTGTCTACTGCCTCGTTTGGAATTTCATACTTGGCAGCCGGTGTTATATCGGATACAACATAACTATAACTTAACAACGTACCTTCTGTAACATCTACATCTGCAAATGTATACGTGGAACCTACTCTTTGTGCAGTTTTAGCGTCTGTAGTTAGAAAAGTATATGGTACCCCATCTACAGTAGAGGTGAAAGGGGTGTACCGGTCCATTGTCAAAGATGCAGGCAGGTTAGATGGATTGGTAACTACAATATCTAAATTAGCAACTGCTCCCCTGGCTGACACCGGGGTATAACCTAGGTGCTTGGCAATAGAAACTGCAGAAGATCTCTTAACTGCAGAATCCAAAAACATCTCATTTACTACCATGTTAGCAAGGTAGGCGTTGTAATGGGTGTTGTATGCAAGAACGTCTAACAGAATAGATAGACCGGAGCCCTCAAAATCGTAATCTGTAAACTCAGTTTGAGCGTTTAAGAACGTTTTTAAGTTAGTCTTGATTTGATCAAAGTCAAGTTCTGCTATTCTTAGATTAGACATTATCTTACTCTTATTATTAGTGTTGTTAAAGTGATGGGTCTATCAGAGTTGTTTAATCTAAAAATAATATCACATCCAATTTCATTATTATCTGTTCTTTCATGAAGTACAACTTCTAACACCGTTGCTCTTGGCTCAAACTTATTAATAGTATCAATGATAGTCTTTTTCATAACCTGTGCAGTCACAGGATTAAAGTTCTCAAATAGAAGACCGTAAATCTGACAACCAATTTCTGGATGAAAGGGACGCTCGTAGTTTCTCGTAGATATTAAATTTCTAAGAGATTGCTTAACAGCTTCTTCATCGTTCTTTCTAGTCACATCACCAGTTACGGGGTGGGAAGAAAAAAGAAGATTAATATCTGAATATTGTCTGGTATTTCGTGTAGCCATGTTTATATTTATATTAGCAAATGAACACGTCCGAGCTTCCTTCTCGGATAAGGTCGTTTCTTGTGTCTCTATCGCCTATTCTACAAACCCCCTTGCCATTAGCAAAGACTGTAGAGCTTCCCCCTACCATTGTATCTAAACGTGTATCTCTATCTCCAATTCGAACTACCCCTCTGCCGTTAACAAAGACAGACGAGCTACCATTATTCTTAATGTCATTTCTGGTGTCTTTATCACCAATTCTTGCAACTCCGGCCATTATGCTAACTGTGTTAGACCCTGAGAGTGGGTCTTATGATTAAAAAATGTTAACACCTGACTTCTGTTCTTCACAGCATAGGAGATATGAATCCATGGGTTGTTAGCATAACTACAATACTCTAATATCATCTGGTCGTATTTAAGAACTTTTGCAAGTTTTGTAGCTATATCAAAGTATTCTTTCTTTGTAATGCCTTTAAATTGTATATCTACACCTTGACCTAAAGGGTGCTGGGAGGTCTTAGCATTAGATGCATTTCCAGGGTCTCTAAAAGCTGATGTAACAAACATATTAGGATATATCTTCTTTACTGGTTCAAGCACATTAAGAGCTATAGCCTGTAGATTAAAAATGATTTCCCCGTAGGTAGCTTTTTCATGACCTCGGATAGGATCCCGGGTAACCGCTGCCTTACTTGATAACATTTCAACTGTAAAATTAGGCGATAGATTATAATTGCCTGGTAATTGAGTTACTGTTTTTAATTTAACATCTGGTTCTACAAAGTTTTGCTGTTCAGATTGAACTGTTTCACTATCTACTGCTGTAGGTGGCAGCGATAGATCAGCAGCATCTGCAAAACCTTCGCTTATAATTAAATTCTTTTGATTAC